TGAGGAGTAAAGTTTGTCAATGAACTTTTCAAACTTTTTAGTATCAGATTTATTACGAACGATTACTCTAACAATCTTGTTTTCATACTCACGAGTATCAAAAGTTTGGTAGTTAGTATCCTCATAGTAAATGTTGTGGAACATTTTATAAGGATTATTTACATACTCATGAGTTACTGTTTCTGTATCAAAAATACTGAATCCTCTGGTATCTCCAACATCAGTCCAGTAAATCTCATAAGGATTTCCTAGATAGAAGATTGTTCCATTAGTCGATCGAGTGTGATAGTGTCCCGAATAGACCCTGGTGAACTTGTCAAATAATTTGCCCTCCAGACCATGCTCCATGACGATTTGTTTATTAACTCTAAATCCTTGGAATTCAAAATGCCCCAACGACACTTCGCAAGAAGTATTTTCAACGAGTTTAAGAGTTTCTTCTTCATTTTCTTGATTTATCCAAGGACATAAAAGAACATTCAATCCGCCAATAGTAGTTTCTGTTGCTTTTGAATATACCTTAACATTATAGTACTCCCTCAATAATAAGTCAACAGAGTTTACACTGTTTGTATTTTTATAATAGCAGTCATGATTTCCGGAAATTAAGTGAACTTTAATATCTCTTTTTGAGAGTTCATCAAAAAATACTTTTTTAGCCCACCTCAGGGCAGCAAAATCAATACCCTTTCTACTATCAAAACAATCACCCATGTGTACTACATGTTTAATTTTTCTCTCATCTAAAGTGGGGAAGAATACTTCTTTGTAAAATTTCTCAAAGTAATCATGAAATAGTTTAGAGTTTTTGCGAGCACCAAAATGAGTGTCGGTGATTATTGCTATTTCCATTTCTTTCGATTTTCCTCCCAAGGAAGCATTTGGAGATTTTCTATTCTACTACAATACTCTGGAGACATTCCTTTGTCAAAACATTCCTTTACAGATTGAATATGATCTATTTGATACCCGCCATTTACTCCTGCTACAGATCTCGCTAGATCATCTGGATTTATAATATCTTTATTTTCATTATATATTTGTTCTGTAAGATAACTAACTTTCCCTCTAAACTTTCTGAACTCTGATATATCATACCCTCTTTTTTCTTTACATGTTTGGGACATTTTTATTTTCGTCTCTTCACTTCTTGGTCCGGTTTTCTTTCCTTTATTCCAAGGTTCTACCCCATACATAGGATTTTTCTCACCCTGATTATCCTTTCGCATTTTTTCTATAGTTTCGTCAGAATGCTTTTGCAATCCTTTTTTGCCTTTATTCCAAGGTATGGTTCCTTTTTTACCAGACATTAGTATCTTAACTTACTATGAACTCCATCCTTAATACTATTGTAATCAGAATAGTTGCCACCGTCAACCGTGTTGTCGTCTGTAAACACCTCAGAGAATCCAGAACGCTCAAGAATCTTATTCTTGATTTCTAGTTGACGCTTCTCTCTTTGAATACGACGGAGAAATGCGTAGTGAATGATTTGAGTGAAATAAGCAAATGGATTTTGTGACTTCTCTGGATTGAAGTTATGAATATACTGAACACAATTCTCAATGCCGTCAGAAATCATGTCCTCCTTGAACATATAGTTCACGAAGTTTGGCTTAAATGATAGATGATTTGCAATCTTCAGAAAACATTCTCCAATGTAGCGAGGAATAGGAGGTTTTGGTTTTCCTTGAATCTCTGCAATTTCTTTATCTTCACGATACTTAATCAATGCAGCAAGAAACTCTTTATTGTTGACGTAATGCTCTGACCTCTTTCTCTTGGTCATGACCGCTGTGGTTATCATAAGTTTTTACCATTATTATGTATAGATTATACCATTTATACAAATGCTTGACAAGACATCTGAAAGTTGGTACAATGACCTTTGTGGAGGTTGATAAGACTATCTTTAGCTATTTTTATAAATCTTCTCTAAGATCTCTTTAGCATCATTAACATTTGCAATATATCCCATTTTACGACTGAGTTTATATTCATTTGTATTTCCTTTGTTTGATTGGCGTACATAATTTTGATACATAATAATCATTTCAATATCTGAAGACTCAGACATTGTTAAAATATCTTCTACATTTAAGATAAACATATCCTCTGTCGTTGTTTTTAACCATGGTTCTATTTTATATCCAATCACACTAGTTTTTCCTTTAATTTCTGAAATTACAATTGGATTAGTGACTATAAGTAAGGTTCTATCTTCTTCTTCTGAAGCTGCTACCTTACAGAAGATTTCTTCTCCTGTTTTAAGTTTAAGTGTTGCATAAAAATCTTCTTCAATTCCCATCGTTTTTAAGTTGTATTGTGATTATCTCATAATTGAAATTCTCTTCATTATATGTTTTAATTCTCTCAATAAGATGATTTAAGGTATAATTTTTTCTTGAGTTATAAGTACAGTCATCAGAAATATCATATAGAACAGCTTTTGTTTTATCTTTTCCTTTTCTCAATACTCTTCCAATTGATTGAAGATTTCTGATTCTTGATTTACTAGGAGAAGCAAAGATAACATTATGCAAATTTTTAATATTGATGCCAGTGGAAAAAGTTCCGTAAGAAGCAACGATGATGGCATTATTTTCTCTTTCAGTAATTTCTCTGACTAATTCTCTTTCTTCGGTATCCACTCCGCCATGAACAAAAAATACTTTACGTTCATCTCGCTTATCAGTATTTATCTTTTTAAAAAGTATTGATCCATGTGATTCCACTCTACTAAAAAGAACAAGAGTATTTCCTTTTAAATCAAGTGCAAGATTTTTAATAAAATTATTTCTTTTCTCATGAGATATTAAATATTGTATTTCATCTTCATAAGTTTCAAATTTTTGAGGAGAATGTTTCAATACTATGCATTGAATATCAAGTTGAGAAAGATATCCTTGCCTCATCAATTCTTCAGTTTTTGTAACTTTATATGATGGGCCAAATAGTCCTTCAAGAACCCACTTGTGTGTTTGAGTTCCATCAAGAGTTCCAGTAAATCCAAAACGATATTTTGCATGATGAAGTTTTGTCATAATTTCGATCAGAGACTTTGATTTGAACAGATGTGCTTCGTCTCCTATAATACAATTATATTCTTCAAAGAATGAACGTTCTAATTTATAAACAGATTGCCATGTCGTAATAGTTACAGAATATTCGTTAGTCTTTTCCCTACCAGAATAAATTCGATGACAATATGATTCAGCATCCCAACCATAATCCTGAAAATCCTTATACATCTGTTCTACAAGAGATGTCGTTGGAACAACTAAGAGAATTTTTTGCCCTTTATCCACATAATATCTTACGAGGGAATAAATCATCAGTGATTTGCCGCTCGCAGTGGGGCTTATCAATAATTTTCTATTATGCTTTAGGGCACCATATACTCCCTCAATCTGATATTTTCTGGGAGTATGAGCACATATGGAATGCATGTAATCTTTAACACCTTCCTCCGAAATTTCCTCATTGATTTCAAAGGGATGTCCATAAAACTTGTTGTTTTCAAATTTGTAAGTATATCCATATTGCTTACAAAAATCCACGATCTTATCTAACAGACCAACATAGATCTGTTTAGATCTCATATCATATAAATGAATTTCTCCATTCCAATTTCTACCACGATATTGTGGCATGAATTTTGCATTAGGAACCTCAAACTTAAAGTGATCTTTGAGTTCATACTCAATATGAGGTTCTGTATTAATCTTCAAAAATACTTCGTTGGATTTCGATATAATAAGATTTGCCGTAGTATCAGTCACATAAATCCATGCATCTAGGAGTATTTATTTACCCTAGCCCGGCATTAAATCTCATAAATTCTATAGAATTTTTAATTTGATAAGTTCTGTTTTGAATCATTTTTAGGATGCTCTCAATGTAAACAAGCATCGTATCGTAGTAATCAATCTTTAAACAAACTGAAGATAATTTTTCATCTGCGTCAAGATACTTTTGCATAGTATCTTTATCTCTGATTTTTTTTGGAAAGGGATTGTCTACATAAACATCAGGATCTGCCTTTCCAGAATAGTATTCATATCTTTCATGTCTTATATTTCTTTTTTGTTGTTCTGCCTTTTTTCTTAAAAGAAAAATAGTATTATAAAGTTCAAAATATTTTGCATGAAGTATAGGAATATTTAAAGATTCTGTATGCAAATTATCTACATCTATTATAGAATCTTTTTCCCACATTTTTTGGATAGTATCCAAATCAATACTCATAAATCATTTCCATTTCTATCTTGTATATTATACATCAAATATTTGAATGTTACATCCGCCGTAAAGTATTCATTATCTGGATTTGTGGCATCAAACTCTAGTGCTGATAATGAATACGGAAATAATGAACTAAATTTTACCTGAAAATTAAATTTTTGATTACTGTTTAAAACTAAAAGAGTTCCATCGGAATATAAATTCATTTGTGATTTATATGGTTGTTCAAATTTAGAATTAATATTTTGGAAGTCATATATTTCTTGCAAACTCTCCGGAAATCCAAGACCTCTTATCCAATTTTGAATTTCCATATAATTTTCAAGATTTTCATCAACTAAAAATCTAAGAGTGAAGTCCTCAAAATCTATTTTGTCTCCAGGAATTGGAATATCAGTCAAATAATTTGGTTGATTTGCAATTCCTAAAGTTAATCCTGGAATTTGTGCATTATTGGAAAAAAATGCAACTTTTGGTGCTCTATTCAAGGTAAATCGGAATCCTACCGAAGAAAGAAAATTTCGATTTTGTATTTGACTATTATACGGATTGCCAGTGTTAGACATTTTTCTAACTATTTATTGGTTGTTCTTATAATTTTGTGCATAAAAAAGAGGACCCTTTCGGGTCCTCCAGAGAATCTCATAAGAGACTCACATGAGGTTCTTAACCGCAACGCGACGATAGTAGCGGTTTGCATTAACCTTGAGGCGACCCAGACCTTGATCGGTTCCTTCTGCGAATGGATTAGCAACCAGACCGTAGCGGGTCTTGAAGCCGATCTTAGGCTGGAAGGAGTTCTCACCAACGGCACGAACCATTTGGAGAGGAACATAAGGACAATAGAAGAGTCCAGCGTCATAAGGTGAAGAACCCTTATAACCAACAACATAGTACTGGTTTCCAGGAGTTGCATTACCTGAGGTCAGGTTAGCAGAATAAGGATCGATATAAACACGATACTTACCTTGGAGAACACCAGCGAAGGTGTTGCCAGTGTCATCAACGTTGAGGTTAGCGTTGAGTGCAGGGGTGTAATCAAGAACACCAGCCATGGTTAGTGCTGAAGCAACGTCAGCGGAACACAGGATGATGTTGCCCTTTCCACGACGAGTTCTTTGTGCGATTGCGTTAGCATCACGCTCGATTTGGAATAGGAGACCCTTGAACTTCTCAACAGACCAACGACCGTTTGAATCGGTATCAAGGTCAAATACACCAGCGGTAGCAACGTTCTGAACAGCACCCTGTTCAGCAACCTTGTAGATGGTTCTGATGACTTCACGGTTGATTTCTGCAAGAATCTCAGTTGACAGAATGTTTGCCAACTCAGCTTCTGCATTCAGACCGTGAATTGCCTTGAGGTCCTGAGCAAGCTCAAGTGAGTACTCAGCCTTCAGTGCGCGTGACTTTGCAGTAACGGTAACTTTCTCAATCGAGAATGCCATCTGGTTGAATGCATCCGCACCTGTACCATCAAGATTCTCAGCATCGCCTGTTGCCATTCCTTGACCTACATTGTAGGCAATGGAAGAAGCACTTGAAACTGGGTTCAGAACTGAAGGATTGCTTCCTGTCTGAGTAGTTGTACCCATACCAGAAACAGCATTGGTGAATCCTGCGGATTCATCAAGACCTGCATCCTGACCAGAGAATGTAGTATCTGCTTCGTTATAGAATGCTTCGGTGCCACTCTGATTAGTGTAGCGCGAACGCATTGCGAAGATAAGTCCAGTAGGACCGCTCATTGGTTGAACACCAGCCAGGTCATATGCGACCAGGTTAGGCATTGAACGGCGGATCAGAGAGATCAGAACTGGATCGAAACCTGCTGTAGGACCACCTGCAGTGGCATCAGCACCGAAACCACCTGAACCACCAGCAGCATTAGCTGAGTTGGTTGGAGATTCGGTCAGGAATGATCCTGAGGATGAGAAAGCATTTTGCTCTCTCAGGAATTTTTCTTGGTTTTCTAGCAGGACTGCGGTTACCGCTCTTCTGTGCGAATCCTTGATTGGATCAAGACCCTCATAGTTGAGGAGAGGTGCCCACTTTTCCTGCAGATGCTCTGACATGAACATTTGCGTTTACCTTTGTTGTGTGGATGTTTTGTTTGAATTATATTGAATTCAATTATTTGCTAAATCTTGAAAGAGTATTCAGATAGGTTGCCATTGAACCTGAGATTGACTCAGGTGCATTATCTACACCTTCTGAAAGAGATTCAGTTCTAGCTTTTGGAGATACTGTTTTTGAAGGAAAATATGCTTCCTTTAAAGTCTCCAATTTTTCACGATATTCTTCTTCACTTTCAAACTCAACACTTTCGGTAAGTGAAGCGAGCTTGTCTTTCTGAGTAGCAGCAAGGCCCTCAGAAACTTGTTCAAAGATTCCGTCAGCAACCGACTCTGCGAGACGCTTGTTTAGGGAAACGTTTTTCTCAATTTGCTCGTTGAGTTTTGTCTCCATTTCATCAAGTTTTTCTACCATGCTCTCAAGCACATCATATTTATCTTCAGGGATTGATACATAATGTTCTTCAAAAAGACCTTTCATTCCTTGGAGGAATGATTCAGTCATTTCAGATTTAAGACCTTGTTCTACGACGAGTGCATTCTCTTGAATCCACTCATCAGCAACATACTCAAGATATGCATCTACACGTTCTGATAAAATAGATTTAATTTCTTCTACTTCTTCAGTAAGAGCATCTGCATATTGCTTTTCAAGTGCTTCTTTAATATCATATACTTTAGAAACAAGAGCAG